ATACGCATAATAATCTATGCTGCTGTCATGTCTGTCTCATAGATGCCACCCACCCGACAGCCTAGCTTGTAGCAGTTATACTTCATTGTGCCACCATCGTTCATGGCTGTGAATGTACCCTTACCCTTGCACTCAGGGCAGTTATTACGATAGGTGTCACCATCGTGTAGGTTTAGGGCTTCAACGTAACTACGAATGTTCATCGTCATCGTTTCCTCTAGCTGATAGTGCCTTGGATGCACCACTGAATGTGTTGACCATGTAAGGCTTGATGGATGCCACGTTCTTGTGGCCCGTCACCTGCATGATACCTGCTAAGTCTACCCCACCCTCCATCATCTCTGTCACTGCTGTACGCCGTAAGTCCATAGCTGTCAGTGTGGTAGGTAGATTAGCTTCCTTTAGTACGTCATTGATAAGATAGCTTATTTCTAGTTTGTCATAGGGCGAGTACGCATTAGCGCGTGGCTTTATACGGGGCGCTACATATTCTTGAAACCCAAAGTCTTCCTTCTGCTGGCGCAGCATATCGCACAACCCTGTTGAGATAGGTAAATGTATCTCTGCGTTGCGCTTACTCTGTGTCAAGTCCAAGCGGCACTGGGTTAAGTCTAGCTTATCCCACTTGAGAAGGCGCATGTCACCAACACGCTGCCCCCAATCATATGCCATGTGGACAATCAGACCAATGCTGCGCCAGCGGAAGTCACCATAAGCTGTTGCAAGGAATGACTGCACTTGATCACGGCTCCACAGTACACGCCGTGGTTGACCAGACCTGGTTTGTACCAGAGCTACAGGATCATGCGTCATTACGTCATGTCTCATTGAGTGCCTCCACGCAGTAGATAGCACAGACTTGCGGTAGTTAGCTGTCCGAACCCCGACAGACAGCCACTCCTCATAAGCCTGAGTTAGATGACGTACCTTGATATTCTTATGGCGATAATCCCCAAGAGCCTTACCCTCAACCACTGTGCCAGATACGGCAGCAAGATGGATGTCATAATCTTTCTGTGTAGAACCTGCCAGACGACCAAATACAGCAGATTTACTATAAAAATCAATGACTTCCTGTAGTGTTGATGAAGCCTTGGGGATATTCATGTTAGTCTCCTTTTACGTTAGCGTACCAGAGGTACAAGAACCCTGCTAAGTAAACAGTCACTACTGTTAGTGGCAGGGCATGCATTAAAATGTAGGATACCATACTTCACCCCTATCTACATGTTCCTTAACGTCCTTAGCTGTAAGCTCTAATGCCTTAACCGTTCCACCGTTCCAGTATGCGTCATCAATCTGCCTCAATAGTTTGTGGTAGTAATCTGAGGCTGGCATAAGGTTAGTAGTATTGAATGCATATACTTTCATAACTGGTGTACCTCATTATTGGTGTATGATGCAAGCTCTTTCTCTTTTACTGTCTTGAATATTACACGGCGTATGCCTGTGCGTTTGAACAGTTTGGCTCGAACCTTTATCGCATCATCTGCGCTGAACACTGTGGTGACATACTCACCATCAGGCTGACCTACACTTGCGTAGACTTTTATAGCTTTACTTGCAATCATTAACTGTCTCCTTCATCATAGTACCAAGCGGTTGGATCATCAGGTAACACATAAGGCTTCCAGTGATTAGGGTTACCATCCTCTCTTGCAGGAGGACGAAAGTCAAACATATTTTTCAATGCCCAAGACTTATCACGCAGGTCATTTAATTGTGACAGGCGAACATCCATCATCTCCATTGAATCATCTACCAAGCTATCCATACAGGTGTACACTTCCAAGAGTATCTTTACCTCGTCACGAGTGAGTTCTGTTTTAAGTGTCTTAGTCATTATACTGTCTCCTCAATTAAAACGTAGCGTGTGTACTGCTGACCAGTCACAGGGTGCTTACCCTTCACGCCATCAATGCGATAGCCTGACTTGCGTAGCTCAGAGATACGCTTGGTGAATGACTGAATGCTGTAGTCCAGCATAGCCTCACGCAGGGTTAGACCCTTGGTTGCACGTAGGTGAGCCAGGATTTTAGTGTTTTGTGTGTTAGTCATGTCTGTTTCTCCTTGTTTAGACATTTATAGATTAGTCGTTGTGTTAAGCTGCGTCAATGTTACCATTATGTCACGTGACAATTCTGCAACACTTCTACTTTAATACCTTCCATGCGGCTATACACTTCCGCATGGCGTTCTGCTTCATCCATGCGCTGCACAGTGTGATAGCATATTTCTTTGTTAGTCTTAGTGCTTGTCAATATGATGCGAATCATGATGCTACTAGCTCCTTTACTTTTTGCAATACCTGGGCACGATCAAGGTAGTATTGCATTAGATCAATGCTATCATAGTCAGGTGCTTCATGAGAAGACAAATCCATGTCACACTCTATCATATCCTTCATCATCAGCACTTGGCTTGATGTTAGCTCTAGTGTATACATTTTAGTCCATCCTTGTTACAAAGTATTTACCGTCAGGCAGGGGCAGTGCAAGCATAGCGTACTCATAGAAGTACACGTTGCCGTTGGGCGTGTTCATCTTACCTACGTAGGGCATGTCAGGATCTTCTGGATGGATGTATGTACCATCATCTGATACACTACACTTGAACTCATACAAGCTACCAAAGCCGTAGCGCTCAGTCATAAACCCTACAATATCCATGTCTGTGCCTAACAAGATGTACTCACGTACCCAATAGGGTAATACGCCAAGCATTTCTTGTAACATTTCAGGATCTGCATCAGGGAAAGCCTTTGTGTTGATTGTTAATTGCATTACGCCATCTCCTCTTCTACTATTACATTGGTGAACCTGATGTATACGCCACCCTCACCGTCATCGTCAAGTAATTCTTGATAGTCTACGTCTGTATCCTTGACCATCTGCCATAGGGCATCAAAGAACTCTTCTCGTGTCATTACGCCATCTCCTTGTTAAAGTAATTGTCGTTCCATATAGTCATTGTTTCACTCCTTCGTTAACTATATTTTCTAGCTTCACATATACAACTTCTTCTTCACCTTCAAGCCATCCGTCTATTGCTTCTTGCACCCACCATAACTGCGATGCATTTTCTTCGTGTTCTACTCTGAACACTAGCTTTGTTTCAACGTAGTACATCTGTCTTGTCTCCTTGCGTAAGCGATAGCTACAGCTTTGTGTGAAGTGATGACGATTATCTTACCGTCATCACCGTACACAATCCATTTATATTTACGCTGAACTAACTGCATTGAACTCATATACTGCTCGAGCGAAGCCACGAGGCGTTGCGCTGCGTATGTTCTTAGTCTTCATAGACTTACCGCCCAGCTTTAGGTGTTGCCTACTGTGGCCCTGCTCAGGCTGTACTGGATCTGTCCACGGCATAGTAAAGCCGTTGCCTGTCCACAGGCATGTCTTTTTAGGGTAGGCATCCTTGGCTGCAATGTACTCAGGCCAGCGGGGATGTTCTGCATGATCGTCATGGATGTAGCCGCCATACTCATAAGGGTGGAAGCTATGGTCAGGCTTGCGCCACTTAGTAGCCAACACACTGACAGGGTTTTCTATGAAGTAAGGCACACCTAGCTCATTGAACATCTGAGCACATATCTTAGCGTAACTTACTGCCTTGTTCTGAAACTCAGGATCACGCTCTGCCTTGCGCTTGAAGTGTGCCGCACCTGATACAGCCATGTCAGTGCAGACAGGGAAGGCCATGCCAAACACAACGTCCTCAAACTGAAACTGTACAGCTATCCTGTTGAGTGTGCTCTGATCATGCAAGTCAGCTTTGACATACTTGATGCTGCCACCACTACCAAACACATCAGTGACTGTGTTATCGTGTTGAATATCAAAGGCGATACAGCTGTAGCCAGCCTCTGCCCAAGGTACAAGCGCCTCACCTGTGAAGTCATACAGGCTTAGCACATATTTATCTACGTTATGGTTTGTCATAGGTCTACCCCTTCTCTGTTACCAAACAAACGCTTGGCTGTGTCATCATCAAGAATATACTCCTTCGCTGTTGACAAGTTTTGAATAACCCAAGGGTACTTTGATCTTGCTTTGCTGTTGTAGCCTATCAGTGACACTTTCATGCCTTGCAGTGTAGCAATCTTGCTTGTGTCTAAACTCATGAGTGTAGCCATCTGTTCAAGATCTGTCTGTTCTTTATCAAATGTCATTGTTCTATCTCCTGTTTAACTGATT